AGAGCTAGGGCTTACCAAGAATGACGGCGCGTTCAAGTTTGACGGCTGGCTTTCAAACGGATTTACGGCTAACGGAAAGCCCGTGAAGGATTGGAAAGCTGCGATGCGGACTTGGCAACGTGGCGGATTCTTCCCAAGTCAAAAGGCAGGAAGCCCACAGAACCGCAGGGCGGGCGAATATCCCGAAGCATTCGACATAGAGAAATTGACCATAAAAATTGACCATAGCGCGGACGTTCCAGACACCTTTTGACCATGCAACTTATTCAACTACATAGCCTGACTTTAACGCACAGAAAAGGCGCAACCCTTCCTCTGGCTGGAATAGAGGAAGCGGTTGCCGAAATGTTGGCGAAACTAGTGCCAGTCAGCTTAGAGAAAGAGCGGGCGCACACTTACGAACTATCCATAAAGCCAAAAATGATAGATGCTGGATTTTCATTGCGGCATTGCAAAGACAACGGAATTGCAGGAAGTGACGAGCGCGCAAAGAATCAAAGGAACGTAGCGCATCGCGCCAATAACCTATTACAGCGCGCAGGAGCTATCGTGGCACTCGTTGGGCCTCGAGGCACCGGAAAGACGACTATCGCGGCGCAGATATGCCAGAAACGCCTATGGAGCGCGCACGAATCCTATTTCCGCACAGGGCGGGCGTTTCTTTGGGAAATCATTTACGAAAAGACTTCCGCTATCATTTCAAAGCTAAAGGCGATGTATGCCGACTTCGGCACGATTGAAATGGAGCGCATGGAAAGGCGACTGGCGTGCCTTGTAAAAGCTGACTTGCTCATATTGGACGAACTCCACGAAGTGCCAGAGGACAGCAAACACAAAGATCGCATCATTACCGACATCATTGATCGTCGGTATGCAGCCAAGCGCGACACGCTGTTAATCTCAAATCAAAAGCGGTCAGAGTTTATCTCTACGATAAATCCCTCCATTATCTCACGGCTAAACGAACACGGCGGAATCATCCCTTGCGAATGGGAGTCTTTTAGAGAGAAACCAGCACTTTACACAAAACCGCTTTTGTGATAATCTGCGTTTTATGAAACTGAAAAAAGAACACATACGCGAAGAATGGAACGAAGGAAATCCAGACGAGGGCGGCGATGGATATTGGATTGCGCTTAATCTCGGCTGGAAGTGGAGCGGCGATCCCGTTGGAAGCTGCCACACGATACATGAAAGCTCAAAGCGTGCAGCGCACAGTCAAGGCGTGATGCGATGCGCGTGCGAGGACTGCACAAAAAGCAAAAAATGAGTCATAACTATTTCAATAAAGAACCAGACCCGTCGCTTTTCGATACGGGCGCGGATTGGATGGCCGAGTGGAAAGGGATGCCTGAGTTTGAGCAGGGCAAACAGGAGGAGTTCGCCAAGATCATCATCCGCTTCCGAAATCAGAAAGACGTGGACGACTTCGCCAAACTCATCGGCCAGAAACTCACCAGACTCACGAAAAGCACTTGGCACCCCGCCTTTGCGCGGAGTTCTGGCACAAAGCGGGCATACGAGAATGAATCCTAGATACCCCATCTACATCGTGAGCAAGGGAAGGTGGAAGAACCCGCTCACGGCCCGTGCGCTCGACAAGATGAACGTGCCGTATCGGATCGTGGTAGAGCCAACCGAAGCACTCGACTATGCGCTCGCGTTGCATCCTGATAAGATTCTCGTTCTGCCGTTCTCCAACCTCGGCAAAGGCTCGATACCCGCTCGGAACTGGATATGGAACCACAGCGTCTCCGAAGGCGCGACTCGGCACTGGATACTCGACGACAACATTGAGGCTTTCAACCGACTGAACCGAAACATGAAACCCGTGGTGAATAGCGGGGCAATCTTCGCCGCTGCGGAGGACTTCGTGGAGCGATACGAGAACGTGCCACTGGCTGGGTTCAACTACTACTGTTTCTGCAAGGCTACGGAAGCGGTGCCGCCTTACTATCTGAACACGCGCATCTATTCGTGCATCCTGATTCAGAACGACATCCCGATGCGGTGGCGCGGACGCTACAACGAGGACACCGACTTATCCCTTCGTGTGCTCAAGGAAGGCTACTGCACGATCCTGTTCAACGCATTCTTGGCAGGAAAGGTGACGACGATGCGGATGGCGGGAGGAAACACGGACGAACTCTATAAGGACGATGGGCGGAAGCTCATGGCCGAGTCCCTGCAAACGCAGCATCCAGACGTGGTGAAGGTGACGTGGAAGTTCAAACGCTGGCATCATTCCGTGGATTACTCGCCGTTCAAGCGGAACAAACTCATCCGCAAGAGCGGCGTATGCATAAACGAAGTCGCGAACAACTACGGCATGAAACTTGTGGATAAAAACTGATATGAATAAAGCCGCACAAAAACTAGGGCGAATGGCAAAAGGCGTTCCTAAAAAACTAACTAAAGACGAGATACAGCGAAGGACAAAGCGCCTAGCTGATGCTCGAAAACTGCGCTGGAAAAACAAACCATGACAAAAACCTCAGTATCAATGCCCGCCGATTTGCTCGCGTGGACGCAAGCCGAGGCGAAGAAACGCGACTCGTCCGCATCGCGCCTCATTTGCGACCTGATCGAACTCGAACGCCGCGCATCGGTTTTCGTGAGACTTGAATCACTCGAAAAGAAAGTCAGAGAACTACAAAACCAAAAACCATGAATACACCACGAACAGACCGCATCCTAGACAATCTCGCAGTCGCTATGACGGCGGACACGCGAGAGCAATCCAAAGCACACAGTGAAGAAGCGTGCCGTGAAATCGAACAACTCGAAACCGAACTCATCAAGTGCAGAGAGGCGCTGGATAAACTGCACATAGCCTGCGAAACTAGTAAGCCGGAAATCTATGAATGGTATCTTACTGACCCATTCGCATCAGAAGCGCGGGAGAACGCGATAGAAACACTGAACCAAACCAAATGACCGCACAACGCCGATACGAATACCACGCCGACCGCGCACTTGACCGCGACCTTGCCGAGACAATCGCCGCCGCGTGCTGCGAGAATTGTGGGCGCGAGCTTGTGAATGACAAGTGCGAGAAGTGCGAGAAACCCTCAGAAAGCGAAGAATGAAAACCGATCTACTAGACATCCGCCACGCTGACTGCATGGACATGATGCGCGAGTTTCCTGACAAGCACTTTGATCTGGCTATTGTTGATCCGCCGTATGGGATAGGTGCGGGCAAGATGCAGCAAGGTATGTGGGGAGCGTCACGGATGGAGCGGAAGGATTGGGATTCCGCCATTCCTCGCCCGGAGTATTTCACGGAGCTAATGCGGGTATCCTCCAATCAAATCATCTTCGGCGGAAACTACTTTCCATTGCGCCCATCCCGGCATTTTGTGGTGTGGGATAAAGGCGAGGGCTTTAAGGATCGCGACTTTGCAGAATGTGAGCAAGCGTGGGGATCGTTCGATAGAAACGCCAAGGTTTTCAAATATGACCCGCTCGCAAATGGTGACTATCGCGGCAAAATCCACCCCACACAAAAGCCCGTCGCGCTCTATCGCTGGCTGCTCGCGAACTACGCGAAGCCCGGCGACACGATTCTCGACACACATTGCGGATCGGGGAGCATTGCGATTGCCTGCCACTACGCGGGGCATCACTTGACCGCCTGCGAACTGGATGCCGATTACTACAAGGCCGCGTGCGAGCGCATTGACCGCGAGACACGGCAGCAAACACTTTTCACCGAAACACCACAACCAACAGAAACCCAAACCGAACTGATATGAACGAACTATTCAACATCGAACCAACGAAACCGACGAAGCTACAAGCCGCGAGGCGCGCGCTTGCGGATGCGGAGAGGGAGCTTGCCGCCGCAATCGAAAGAGACTTGCCCGAAGGTGATGACGGGAAGAGCGAGATTGACGACCACGAGCGCGCCGTTAATCGCTTCGCTGAACTCGTCAAAGCCGAAGAGCTAGCCGAGTTGAACAATTCAAAACAAAACATTGTATGAACATCATCAAACTAATCACCATCCCGATATGCTTTATCGCGTGGGCAATCCTGACAATAGCTTGGGCGATAGATCGTGAAGAAGGGGAAACTCTCAAGGAATACATCACTAAACAAATACTATGATACCAAACGAACGACCAACCCCGCTCACTGACGCGGTTTCACAATGGCCATTAGGTGAGCCAGAATCACAGCGGTTAATCGCGCAGCGTTATCTCGACTTCGCCCGCACCCTCGAACGCTCGCTCGCCGCAGTCACCGCAGAGCTGGAGATGTGGCGAGATGGAAGCATAGTTAGGGAAGAAGATAAGGCCGAGCGGGATGCGCTGAAACACGCGCTAATCGAACTTGAGGCGGCAGCGGAAGCGTATGCAGCAGATCAATCGCGGGCTACCGATAGCCGATGCGGGCTTGTTCAGCCGATAACCGTAGAGGACGGCAATCGCCTATTGTCCGCGCTAAAAATCGCAAACGAACTTACGAAATGATAGAAACGCCCGAACAACTCCGCCGTGAAATCGCCTATCGAGTTGACGAGCGCATCGGCATTATGACGCTAGGCGCGCTGCCGTCTAAGGCGGTTGTCGAGTTTGCCGAGAATGAGGCGCGCGAGTGGGCGCGGAAGCACTATCCTGAGCTTTACCGCGTGCTTTGAAAGTGCATTGCATCGCGCCCCCAAAACGCGCCCGCTGATAGCCATCCTTCACGTGCGAAACACTCCATGACCGCAAAGGGCATCCTTGCCGAAACTGGCCAAGATGTAAGATTGCCGTTTGTGTCGGCGCAGAGGTCAATCGCCGCGCCCCTTGCGTGTAGCGACGGGAGACTCCCGCCGCGCATGGGGCGGTTATTGTAGCATCCGTCATAGACAATCGGCTGGAACCCTTCAATCTCTGAAACCTTAATAAGAACGCGCTCCAAAGACTCCGCGACACGCCGATTACAGCGAATGGTTTTCACCTTCACGCCCTCGTAAGTCATCCATTCCGGCGCAGGCAAGCTGACAAGCTGCGATTCGTCGCCAGCCTCGCCAAAGAAAGCCGTCAAACTGCGCTGGTCGCTTTCCGGCCAAGGGTTCGGCACGGGCATGAGCGAGCGCAAATAAGACTGACACGCCGCGATAGACTTTGGCCCCCAAAAGCCGTCCGGCTCGGCGTCAATCTTTCGCTGAATGTCTTGGATTTCCTCGCGTGTCATTTTGAGTATCCGCGAATGTCGTTTTCGAGCCTATCGCCGTCAACGCCGAGAACTATCGCCTTGCCGTCATATGACAGCGTAGCGCCGTGATACGTAACGCCAGCGCGGTATTTAATAGCGGAGCAGCTTGTGAGATACAAACACGCGAGGATTGCAAAAACGGCATAGACGAAAGCTAGGACGATGCGGCGAGGGTCGTTTAGAAATGGATTCATTGTTTTGGTTGTTTGATTGCGTCACGGGCGACAACAAAGCCGCCGCCGATTGCTGCTGTTTCGAGAACTTGTCCGACAAGATAAATCCAAGCTGGCCCGCCTTGATATGTTTGAAGGAACTTTCCTAGTGCATAGGCGATGGCTGCGATGGTTGTTTTGTAGTTGTTCATAGTTTTGTTGTTTCCTTGAAAGGGCATGGCTTGCCGGGACACATTCTGTAAGCCATTAGCATACCGTGGTTTTCGCCCGCTTGTGTTTTCACCGACTCGATTGCACTTCGCAGCTCTTTGCGGTCAGTCTCGCATTGCTCGCTGCGATGCCAAAGGATTTTTGCAAGAAAACATAAGGCGCCAGTCACGGAGCTTACGGCTATGAGCAAGGCGTTTTCGAGCGTCATGGCTTATTCTGTAAGTGCGGCAATCTCGGCTTCCGCCTCTGCCTTTTTAGCAAGTGCGGCGGCGAGTTTCTTTTCGTTCTCAGTTTGCAGCGCAGCAGCGCGCATCGCTGTCAGCTTGGCAATGTCGCCCTCGTCAAAAGCGGCGGAGGCTTCTGCGAGCAGCGCGGCGAGTCGGCTGCACTCGGCTGATAATTCCGCAAACGCCGCATCCTTCGCGTCGAGTTGTGCTTTGATGTCGAGCCATAGCTGGCCGGATTCGGTTTGAATTTGAAACAGTGATTTCATGGGTTTGTGGGTTAGGCTA